GATCGCCTAAAGAAGCAGAATTGGCTTTAGCAGGATTTAGATCCAGAGCAGATCCCGAACCAATGCTCTGATTTGAGGCATCGAGTCCTTGCATGGCAAAGATGGCGTAAGCCGCAGAAGCAACGGCTACGGCAACAGCTATCCAGGCCAAAGCAACTGCACCTTGCGGCACGGGGTATAGCCTTACTTCATCATTTGAAAGGATCGCAGTATCCTGCCACTGATCAGCTTTAATCAATACTCCATTAACCTCAGCAGCAATTGGCTGCTGAGCGCAGGATTCATAGCCCTCAACATTTTCAGTAAGCCAATCATGCAATGTAGTTTCTTTGTGCTGATGGGTCTCCAGCGGTTCACCAGGTAGCCTCGACGGGTATATTCTGATCGTCATCGCCAGAACTCCACTTTCAGAAATCGCCTTTTGAATCGGCTTAACGGAAGAAACGTAACATTTGATCCGGGATTACACTCGGCCACATACAGCATCCCGTTTAGCTTCACGACAATAGCCACATGAGTCACCAGATGCCCCGAATAACAGGCAACACCCGCCCCTTCTTGCGGTTCACATCTTTCCAGCTTCTGCATCGCTTTTCGGGCCTCACGATCCAGCCCGTTATCGTCTTTGGTTACACCTGCAAAATCAGGCCACGGCGACATACCTAAATCCCGCCGTATTTCATTAATAACCCCAAAACAATCCAGTTGAGGATAAACTCGGCCACCCTTTACCCATACAACAGAGCTATATTTATCGATTGAATTCACACAAAACCTTTATAAATAATTACTTCAGCCGTTAATTTTTTTCTAAACTTTCAGAAGTAGACTTGAACGAAAAATTGCAAGAGGGAAGTAATGAAGGAATGAATCAGTGAGTGATTGAGAAACGTATTTAACTGCTGATTATGAAATATATCTTAGTCCAGGATATTCCGGCAGTGTGTAACGGGCACGCGGCCATGCTGTGTCTAAAACATTCATATAACCGGCAGTAAACTGGACCTCAATTGCGGTCCAATAACCAGATTTTATCGCCAGGGTAAACGGTCGCTCTGCCGGAGCTGAACGATCTGATGATCTGAAACACCGGTACGTCAGCGATGCATTTTTACCACCCTCGATTGCTTCACGAACAGCCTTCGATATCACGCCATCAACGTTGCATATGGCAAAATTTAGATCCTGAGTTCCATCAGCATTGCGAGCAGGTAGCGCGATTTCAATACCACAGGCAGTAAAAGACTGCTGAACGCCATTCTCAAGCGTTGCTGTAAAATCGGTCCATCCCCTTGTCAACCAGTGGATGTTGCCATCAACATTTATTTCCAGCGTTTCAAGTATTACATCCTCTCCGCCAGAGGCATATAGTCTGTTAAGAATCGTCATTTTTAGGCCACTCTCTATTCAGAGCCAGATCAATAATATCGGCATTGACAATATAATCCGGGAAATCCCCCCAGGAACTATCAATGGTGGGCCTGTCCCAAAGCTCCAGCGTTGCCGTAAATTTCCAGTAACGGGGAGGAATCAGCGTCGGCCCCTGATAAATTTCGGTAAAGCGGCATTTATATGTATCTACTCCTGCCGGGGTTTGCAGTTTCATATAAAACCAGTTCACGCCATCTTTCAGAATGTATCGATACCACAACTCGAAATACTGAGCGGCCCCCTGATTGGTAAAGGTCCATGTAATCGAGGCGTTCGTGGGCGTTGAAAGATAACGACGGCGCTGACGCGCCCTGCCTGAAGTCATTGTGGTTCGCGCGAGAGGGCTAATAGGGGCGAACCCATAGCCCTCCTGCTGAGGCATAGGCAGATAATCATGAGGATAAAAAATATCCGCCATTAGCCGATTCTCCGTTTTGTATTCCAGCCATTACCCAAGGCCTTCGAGACCTTACCCTGCCCGTTTGCCAGATGTTTGGCGACCATCTCATAGCCCTGTTTAGCCCCCTCAATTTGAGCCTGTCTGACGAGAGCAATCGTGGTATCAGACGGGTTACCGTTAATGGAAATGGGCGAGCCAGTAAAATTAAAATTCTGTTTAGTGGACACCGTATCTCCAGACACGTTGGTAGCGCCGGTACCATATCCCTCGCGTGACAGAGTAGCGTCCAGCCCGTTTTTACGGATGTTCTCAAGGTTTGAAACGCCGATGCTCCTGGTGGCCGCTGCATCAAAAACGTACTCTTTGCCATGAACAACCCCGGCAATATCGTTAACCCCACCACTACCGGTAAAACCGCCGTTTTTGAAGCCTACACCCGCAACCGATGAGAGATCAGAAACAATACCGGCAGTCGCTGCAGCGACAGATGCCATTGCAACCAGGTTATAGGGGAATGGGTTTGCAGCGGCCATCGCGATACCCTGCTGAATGGAAACGAGAGACTGAGCGATGGCGAATGCTTTACTCGCTGCAAACGCCGCTTTGTAGATCCCCGACTGTTCACCAAATCCCGTTGCCAGAATTGAGAGGCTGCTATCCATCATGCTCTGCGTGGCAGTGTTAATCAGCGTGCTTTTCTGCGTCTCCAGCGCCTGATTAGCCTCTGCCGCTTTTTGCCTGATAGCCGTCATCCTGGCTTCACCTTCTGAAGTGATCAGCGCGGCCTGAGCGTAAGCAGCCTCCTGCTGCTGCAACCAGAGCTGGAGTTGCTGTTGTGCCTGCATCACCTGATTAAGCTGGGTTTGCATGCCTCCATAAGAGCCTGCCAACTGGGCGCCCTGCGGTGCCAGTGTCCCGGTGACCTGCGTTACAGTTTTTGGCATTGTTACAGGGGTGTTTTTATAAATATCGGCCTTGGTTTTGTCATACACGCCGGGTTTGAGTTGTCCGGTATTTTTTGCTTTTTCAAGCAGCGCCAGCCGGGTAGTTAGCAGGTCGTTAGTTTTCTGAACCTGATCACGAACGGCCAACTGCATTTTGTGAAAATCATTCAGCGTCGTAACCTGGGCCTGTAAAGCCTCCTGAGTTTTATACGCCTGAATGATTTCGCCTGATTGCGCCAGCAGCGATTTCTGATCGGTGGTGAGTCTGGTTTTCCCTTTTAACTCCGCTATCTGCTGCTCGAATTTGATGCGCTTCTGAGTTGCAGAAGTGAGTTTGTCTGCGGAAACGAGCTGCGCATTCAGAGAAGCAGTTTGCTGATGAATAGAATCAAGCAACTGTGCACCCGCATCCTCTCTGAACGTTTTGGCTTTTGGAGTTTTAGGGGTTTTGGGAGTTTTTGCCGGTTTTGGATCTTTATACATTTCATTGATGCGTGAGACGTTGTTAGCGTATTGCTGCGCGCTAATAGCTCCTGCATCCAGAAATTTTTTCTGCTCTTTTATCGCTTTGTTACGGCGCTCGGCATTGCTGAGAAATAACTGGTTGGCTCTGTCCGCCTCAATCTGCGTTTTAACCAGTTTTTGCTCTGCCAGATCGTGTTTAGTAATCGCGCCGGTTAAAACATCCTGTGTTGTGATTTGTGCCTGCAGCTCATCACGTTGTTTGATCATCGCAGGGAGGTTGTAACCGTTGGCGTTGGCCGTAAATCTGTTCCAGATCCCGCCCTCTGCCTGCCGCTGCTGGGCGTCGGCTAAGCTTTTGTTGAGTGTGGCGAGTGCATCAGCTGGTGACTGAGTTCTGCCAATATCCAGCATTTTATCCCAGGCATTACCGGCAGCGTTTGCCAGGGAATTCCAGGCACGCTCAAGCGTTCCGAGGTTGTTGTGGATCTCCTGAGCGCGTTGCTGCATGGCGCTGGCATACGCCTCAGTTGCAACGCGTGCGGCCTCCTGCTGGTTGCCCTCTTCCTGCAACGCCTTAACCTGGTTATATGTCGCCAGCGTAAGGAAATGATATTTATCGTTGAGGCTGACCAGCGCGCTGAGCGGTTTACCTGACAGCTCATTAAAATTCCCCACCAGTTCATCGGTAGAGATACCCGTTTCACGCGTGATTTCAACTATCGCGGCCGCCACGCGCTCCAGTTCGTCGCCCGCGACTTTGCCAGTGCTGACCAGTTCGTTTATAACGGCCGACGCTGCGCCGGTAGTTGAGTTTGCTGTCGAGGCTACACGCGAGGACATAGCCACCAGCTGACTGGCAGTTTTTCCGACGAGATTATTGGTTAACGTCAGAGACTGATTAAAACGATCCTGCTCCTGCTGGCCTTTGTAATATGCCAGCCCCAACACACCAACAGCAGCAGCGGCCAGAGTAACCGGATTGACCAATCCTGCAACGTAACTCCCCACACCCCTTATGGCGGGACCAACACCGCCAAACATGTCTTTGAGCTGACCACCCTGCTGCATCAGAACCATGAACGGAGACTGACCCGTTGAGAGGCCGACTACAATATCCGTCATCTGTGCAGGTATCATGCGCATGGCCCACGCGGTTTGTTTGGCGGTCATTCCCGTTCTTGCCAGTTGAGTTTGTGATTTCTCCAACTCAGCGCGCATTTCACTCAGGGTGCCTGACAACTTCGAGTAAGAGTCCGTTGACAGCAAACCCGTAGATTTTGCCTTATCCAGTTGCTTCTGCTGCTGCTCCAGACGTCGAAAACTCTCGCTGACAGGATCGAGCTGAGCAACGAGACGCTGGAGTGCAGCGCGCTGCTCTTCGTGGGCTTTGACAGCTTCACGCTCTGCCTTAGCCTCGCCGGTCACTTCCCGACGCGCCTCCGCCAGTTTTTTACTGTAGTTGTCGTACTGCTCCGCGTTGATTTTGCCGGACGATAACGCGTCAGAGAGTGTGCGTTGCTGGGCTTCGAGATTTTTCAGCGCCGCCGCCAGCGGATCCAGCTTATCGAGTGTTGCCTGAAGTGCAGCAACCTGCGCTTTATGCGCTTTCTCAGCATCGCGTTCCGCCTGGGCCTCGCCAGTTAATTCACGGCGCGCCTCAGCCAGTTTTGCGGAGTAAGCATCAAATTCCTCAAGGTTCAGCCTGCCGCCAGTTGCAGCTTCAGCCAGGGCGCGCTGCTGCTGATCGAGGCTTTTCAGTGAAGCCGCCAGAGGATCGATTTTCGCCAGCATCGCGTCGAATGCTCGCGCCTGCGCCTGCTGTTGCGCTGCCGCTGCTCTGCCTGCTTTTTCAGCCTCGCGCTGAGCCTGTGCAACACCACTTAATTCCTCTGTGGTTTCGTTTAATTTTTTGGTTAGAAAATCGAATTCTTCTTTGTCTATTAGTCCTTTGTCGAAATATTTTT